ATCTCAGGTAGCGGTGTAACCACGTTGGATTCTGATGATGCTAATTCTATTGGTGGTTTTGGAGGTGCAACAGATGGCGTACCATCAATTACTTTTCCAGATTCAGTTGCACAAACTACAGCAGGTGAAGCCTTCAATTACACTACAAGTTACATAGAAGGAGATGCCACACCTTCAGCCGCAGCCACAGTAGGTGAGATACCAAACTTCTCAAATATCACATCAACTGAAGCAGCAAGTGTTGGCACAGCAGATATTGGTTTAGATAATCATACAATTACACTAACTCCTGGAACTGGTACAGGTGTTACGCTTACTGGTTCTTTTGTTACCGACCTAACCATTGACTGATGTGGAGGACATTACCGTTTGTTTTATTTATATCTAGCCCTATTTACGCTGTGCCTGTTGTTCCTAACTTCACTCAGGGGTCAAGTACCAGTCGAACAGAAACAACTACAAATATTACTGAAACTATCAAAACAACAAACTATAATTCTGGATACACATATTCAGTTACAGGATCAGGTGTCAGTCATGATGGCACAACTATTTCCGCACCAAATGCAACTGTTAATGAAACTATAAACGGAACAACATATACATGGACAGGTTTAGATTTAGGAGAGAAACCAAATTGGTCAATAACAAATCCTGGAGATGCCTTTCAATTTACAGAAGTTTATACACCACCTGGGCTAGAGTCAGTTTCAGACGTAACTCGCACAATCCAATCAGAAAGCGTAACAGATACAACTACAATATTCTCACAATAATAGGATTATTATTTGGGAGTCCAGCGTTTGCTAATACCTCAAACACTGCTGCTCCCTCTGCTTCTGCTAGTGGTTCGGTTTCTAATTTTGCAACACAGGTTTTGCAAGGAAATACTATAGAAAATCATTATGGCAATGGTATTAGATGCCAAGGGCCACAAATGTCATTTAGCCCGTTTGTCACTACTTCGTTTAATCAAAAGCGACCACAGGACTACACATATATGACACCAGTGTACGATCCAAGTGTTGATGAAGACGGTAATTTAATAAATCCAGGTGATATTTTGTATTATCAAGAAAATTATAGTGGTAACAAAGATAGTCTAGGATTAAATGTAGGAGCAGCATTAACTTTTACCTTTCCATTAGATCAAAGATTTCAAGATCAATGTTTAAAAGCGGCTACGACCCAAGAAAAAATACAAGCACAAATATTATCTAAAGAACGCCTCAACTACGAGCTCGCCCGTTTAAAAAATTGCGGAGAATTAGCAATTCGGGGTATATCATTTGCTACAGATAGTCCTTACTATGACTTATGTAAAGATGTAATAGTTACAGAGCAGAAGAATCAAGTATTACCGCACACTCATAAATTAGAGTAGACAAGTCACGGGTATTTACTTGCCTACTTTGATCCAACCCATTGAATCATATTTATTGTACCTTATCTTTTTTACTTTTACTTAAACGCTGAAAAACCTTACGCACCAAGGGTTTTACTAAATTAAGAATGATCGGAGCAGAACAGCCGACCAAAGCAAGACTAAAAACCCCAGTAAACTGCTTAAAACTTGGAATGTATTGCGAGATGAACGGTACGTCTTCATACAAGGTTATACAATCTATCCCATTTTTACCACGCTCATAACCAGAAACACGCTCTAGTTTTTTATCGTTACGAAAATCTCCAATTCTCTGGTCTTTTTTACTGGGACAAGGTGGTATTTCTATCTCTTCGTCTTTCTTTTTAGCTGCTATCTCAGGTTGTTGTGGCTGAACATCATTTTGTGGTTGTTCTTGTTGCTGTGCTGGTGCAGTGTATTTAAAATTAGCAGGGTTATAATCAAGTGGCTCAAAACTAGGAATATTAAACGTACCACAAGCTTGATATGTGCCTAGTTCATCTTCATTAATAAGACCTGTTAGATTATTTCTATGAGCATCAACACATCCTGGAATATCTACAACTGGTTTATAAATAACATCTAGTATTGGTGGCTGTACTTCCCATAATCTTATTTTTGGAACGTAAACCTCTTTTATTTCAATTTTTGGTATCTTCGTCATCTATATTTCCAATAGAAATAGACCAACCATCTTCTCCAAATTTACCAACTTCTCTTATTTTAGGTTCTTCTTTCTTTTCAAAACTATCGTGATACTTTTTTATTTGAGTCTCTAATTCTAAATCAAATTTAACCATACGCATCCAATCAACTAACTTGTCTATATAGTATTGAATTAACTTTTTTATAAAACCAAAAATCATTTTAATTTTTTTAAATAATTTACAATATATTTATCATTATTTGTATAGCAAGATTCTAATGCTGCTTCTGCCATACCTTTATTTTTGCTTGCTATAATTGCACCTCTTTCGTAGTCAACTACTTCTGGTATGTATTTTTGATCCAAAATCATACCTAAACTTCCACTTTTAAGACCAGTTTTGCAGTCTTGAGCAACGTGCCAAGCCTCATGCCTAAGTGTTCTTATTAATTGAACTTCATTGTGCATATATTTTTTATTCAAATAAATATTGTTATTTCTATTGTTGTAGATTCCAATATATTTTTCTGGAAAATATTTTTCATCAGCTAAAAAAACTTTAACTCGAAATCGTTTTAAGTTATCTACTAATTCATTAAACTCATTTGCAATATTATCGTAATTATCATTTGAAAATTCTTTTTTTACATGATTAATATTTTTGATTAATTCAACATTATTTCTACACCATTTAGTGTACATACATGATAATTTCCCTTCATGTGCAACATTTGCAGGTATATATATTGATGCAAAAATTAAAAACAATTTAAATATCATTAATCATAAGCATTTCTCAGTTTTACAATGCCAACAATTCATAATGGCAACATAGGACCTGTAACTTTTGGCATTTTTTTCTCTATTTGGTCGGGCATAATTTTATTTACAGATCCCATTATTTTTTCTAACATCATAGCTTCAAACTGAGGACTGCTAACCCATTTGTAAGTTGCGTAACCTGCTCCAATAGTTGTTATGCTTATCAAGAATGATAAAATGGACAATATTGAAGAAATTTTATTAAGCATATGAGAGAAGCTATCCTCCGTGCAATAAGTCATAGCCTTATTATATCAATGCTGCTAATAATACCAACCATAGCCCCTCTATATTTAATATCAGGACTAATGACAAGGCAATTGACAAATAAGGTTAACTAGCTGGTACGAAACTTCCTTGTGTAGGAGTTTTTTCTTCACTGATTTTTAAAATCAATCCAGTTAAAATCTCATCAACTCTATCCGTTCCAAGGACTGCTTTTACGTCAGCAATAATATCTGCTGTTTTTAAATCAGTTCTATTTGTTAAAGATTCTGGTTTAGTCAAGGCACAACTACCATAAGATGATGCAGAATAATCTCCATCAACTCTAGTTACAGTCCAATGTGCCGTATGACAAAAGCCATCGTCTATATTGTAATCAACGTTAGCTAACGCCCAGGTAACACTAGCCATCGACTACGGCCTCTACACCTTCTTCTTCTTTTACTAATCCAAGTAATTCTGCATATTGAGAATTTTTAACCATAAATTGTTCGTAAACAATAGCATTTTCTTTTTCTTTTTGATTAGCTTCGGTTCTAAGCTTATCAATTTCAGCTTTTTCAGCGTTGTACTTATCAGCAAGAGCCTGTGCTTCTACCTTACGTTCTTCGCATCTGTCAGATAGTTTTGACATAAGTTCTAAATAATTGTACTAATGATACCTAAGAATAAACTTTTTTACCATCAACAATAGCTTTGTCAATAGCAGTAAAATCTTCGCTAGTCCAGATAGATGTTGTTTCATCTAACTTTTTGTAAGCTTTGATAATTTCAAGATGCTCTACATTACGCTTGATTTTATCTTTATACTCATCATCAGTCTCATCTGATGTTTGAGCAGTATTGATGAGAGTTACGCTATCGCCAGCAGCAGAAAAAATTGCTGCAATTTGATCTGAGGTTTTTTCTTCCATGATAAAAGGTTAGTTGTTTACAGTTTACCCTGCTTCGAGGGCTGTGACTTTTGCAGATAATTCTTTAATTGCATTAACAAGTATTGGAACGAGCCTTTCGTATTTAATTCCATAACTCATTTCATCTACATTATTTGTGACAATAATTGAATCATCTTTTGAATTTCCATATCCATTAGCTTTTTCTATAGCTAACATTTCTTGTGCTAAAAATCCAAGATGTAATCTATTTCTTTTCTTTGATCCATCAGGTGTTCCGTATGGTTCTTCATCAGTTCCATACCAAGTTCTTTTATCCCATCTATAAGTAACAGGTCTGCAAGCTTTAATCCAATCTAAACCAATAGTAAAATCATTTATATCTGTTTTATCTCTTGAATCTGAACTAGAAATTGTAGTATCAGCACAAAATAAATCATTAACATCATTATTACCTAAACATATTGAGTCACTTCCTGTAGTGATATTTCCTGAAGGACTATTAGATCTTCCAGAGTCCATTCCTAAACAAGTATTATTCGATCCAGTTGTAATACCAACACCAGCAGCAACACCAATACCTGTATTTTTGTTGCCTGTTGTAACCCCTCCCAATGAATCGTATCCAAAAGCTGCACACTGACCAGCACTTGAAGCCGTTTGCAAAGAGTCTTTACCACACGCTGTATTTGAAGTTCCAGATTGAAGATTAATTAAAGCACTCGCACCAACTGCTGTATTTGCACTGGCTGCTATGTTATTTGCTAAAGCTGATCTTCCTACAGCAGTGTTATTTACACCTGTAGTATTGGAGGTTAAAGTTCCATAACCAAAGGCTGTATTGTTTGATGCTGTAGTGTTTGCATCTAAGGCAAAAGCACCTACGGCAGTATTTTCACTACCAGTTGAGTTTACTCCCATAGTGCCATATCCCATTGCCGTATTATTACCAGCAGTTGTATTTGTCTCTAAACAACTTCTACCTACTGCCGTATTTTGTGTTCCAGAAGTGTTGCTGTACATACAGTCTTTACCTACAGCAACGTTATTATTAGCAGTGTTACTGAACAGGGCACTTCTACCAATAGCAGTATTATGAGATCCAGTTTGGTTAGATGTTAAAGATTGAGTACCGATAGCAGTATTTTGATTTCCAGTTGTGGTATTTACCATAGATTGAAAACCACAAGCTGTGTTTCTATGACCAGTTGTATTTTCTTTTAAAGCATCTGCTCCTAAAGCAGCATTATTATCACCATCGGTGTTTTTATTCATCGCATCTTGACCAACAGCAGCATTATTTGAACCACTTGAATTTGTTTTCATCGCTGAAATACCAATAGCAGTATTATTATTTCCTGTTTGTTGATCGGCTAAACTGTTATAACCAACAGCAGTATTATTAGCACCCGTTGTGTTGTTAGTTAACGAGTAAGTACCAATAGCTACGTTAGAGTTTGCAGTAGTGTTAGCATCTAAAGCATTAGTTCCTACAGCAGTGTTATTTTGTCCAGTCGTATTACTAATCATTGTATTAAAACCGATTGAAACATTATTATTAGCACTTGTGTTGCTATATAAACTTCCCTGACCTATTGCAACATTACTACCTCCATTTTCATTTTGTCTCATACATTGCTCACCTAATGCAACATTACTTCCGCCAGTTGTATTAGTTGTTAATGCGTGTCTTCCAACAGCAACATTTAATGATCCTGTAGTGTTGGCACTCAAAGTCTCATAACCAACACCTGTATTACCATCAGCCGTTGTATTAGAATCCAAACAATTTTGTCCTACAGCAGTATTAAAACTACCAGTTGTATTAGCATTTAAAGCATTTTGACCAATGCCTGTATTTCTTTGACCAGTTGTATTGTTTGCTAAAGACTCTGATCCAAAGGCACTATTTAAATCTCCAGTGGTGTTATCAGTTAGAGACTTACATCCAACAGCAGTATTGTTACTAGCAGTCGTATTAACATCTAAAGCAGCAGCACCTACAGCTACGTTTTGAGTTCCAGTTGTATTATCAGCTAAAGCATTTTCTCCAACAGCAGTGTTTGAACTTCCAGTAGTGTTGGCTTCTAATGCAACATAACCTACTGCAACATTTTTTTCGCCTTCTGTATTAAGTGCTAATGTTCCCGAACCTACAGCCGTATTTTTTTCACCAGTAGTATTTGCACTTAGCGAATTAAATCCTACCGCTACATGGTTATTAGATGTGGTAACAGCATCTAAAGCTTGTGAACCTACAGCTACGTTGTTAACTCCAGTTGTGTTACTTTCTAAAGCTTTATAACCAACTCCAGTATTGTTGTTTGCTGTTGTATTCTCTTCTAAAGCAAATGAACCAATAGCTGTACAATTTTCTCCACCATTATTGTTAGTCATAGCAGCGTAACCAATAGCTACGTTGTTGTTATCTACTGTTGCTGCATCTAAAGCATTAGCACCTACAGCAACATTATATGTTCCAGTTGTGTTTGCTCCTAATGCAGCAAAACCTACGGCAGTATTATTACCAGCCGTTGTGTTGGCATCTAAAGCAGCAGAACCTATGGCAGTATTTGATCCACCACTTGAGGTTGAAAGCAGTGCATTATGCCCTATTGCAGTATTATTATTTGCTGTACTATTTCTTAAAGCAGCAAAACCTACTGCCGTATTCAAAGATGCTGTAGTCTGTTGTTCTAACGCAGCATATCCGCAAGCAGTGTTTTGTGAACCAGTTGTATGGCTTACTAATGCACGTGCTCCCAAGCCAACATTAAAAGTTCCAGAAGTAAGGTTTGTTAAAACTGAGTGACCTATGGCAGTATTACTATCGCCAGTTACACCAGCATCTAAAGCATTAACTCCAAGAACAGTGTTAGAACCAAGAGAGTTTGCACCTTTACCTATAGCGACTCCGTTTATACTTGCATCAGCAGTGAACGTAGCCTTTCCTGTACTGTCTATTGTTAATCTTGTTGTAGGAGTAGCAGCACCATCAGCCGTCGTTTTAAACACTAAACGACCTGGCATATCATCAGCACCAGGAGTTCCATCTACTTGTGCTTGTATTTCTGCTGCAAAATTATTAAAGTCAACTCCATCTGAACCATAAAATCTTATTTTTCCTAATTCATCATCATCTTGAACAATAGTTTGACCTCCAAGTGTTGCATTACGAGATTTAGAAAAAGCAAATGTAGGACCATTATTATCAGCACCATATCTTCCAAATAGACCTGATGAATCAGCAAATCCAGTACCACTATTTTGTAAAGAAAAACCATTTCCAGATGCAGCTACAGAAGAGCTATGTCCAATAAGCAAACGACCTGAACTGTCAATTCTTGCTCTTTCTGTACCAGATGTACTTCTAAATCTCCAATCAAGTCCGCTAGTTAAAAAAAATGTTGCTGAAGAAGCTGAACGAAAATCTTGACCTGTTATAGCAGCAGTAGAACTAATAGCTCCTGTTACAGCTAATGCACCAGTTATATCAACACCTGTATCAGCAGTTAATCTTGTTGTTCCTCCAGCAGTTAAGCTAACAGTATTCGTTCCACCAAATATTCCGCTG